ATTTTTATGCGAGGCGCTGATTCAGGGATTCGCGATATGGAGGCCAGCAGGTTTCAGAAAGACACCGAGCGCGAGCTTGACCAGTTAAAGGCCCAGCAGCAGCTTTCGCAGGACCCCGGTATCTATAACATTCCGGGTGTTAAGGGTCTCTGGGAGGGCACCGGCACGGTTCTGGGCGGCGTAACAGACTATCTGGGCCGTCCCGGACAGGCGGTATCGGGAGCCGTGCTTGCCGTACAGGAGGGCCGACCCTTCTGGGAAGGGGTCGGTGAAGGTCTTAAAGATGAGAAGCCAGATCTGAACTTTGCCACGGTGTTCGAGCGAGCGGGCATGGAAAACGAACTGGCGCGTAACGTACTGGGATTTGCGCTGGATGTGGCCCTGGACCCGTTGAACTTACTGGCGCTTGGCCCGGTTCGGTCAGTGGCAGGGAAGCTCATTCGAGGCGTCTCGTCTCCGGTCGCAGCAATCCCACTACACGGGAAAACATTCGGGGCACGGACTGATGCGCTGACTCTCCCGGTTCAGCGCAGGCTGGCGAAGTGGTTCAGTCCACGGGTCGGTGCAAGTCAGGGCGGCGACACGTACTGGGAAGTCCGCCGGTGGGCACGTGGCAATACCGAGCGGGAAGCCGCTGTCGAAGAGCTAATCAAGCATGACCGCCGACTCAAGAATTACAGAGGAAATCGAGACAAGCTGGCGCAGTCCGAGTTTCACGAGAATCTGCACGAGCATCGGAAGCAGTGGGCATTGCGTGATCGAGGAAGCCTTGGCCCCGAAGCCCTTACCGACGATCAGGCGACCAGGATCGCTGATGAGTTCCTTGATGAGATCCAGACTAACGATGAACTGGCCCGTGCTATTGGCCGGTATATGCACCATTTGCGTGATGATTTGGACGAGGTTGCAGGACTTAAAAAATCGGAGCCCCTTACAGATGAGATCCGAAACAACGAGGCAGCGTTTGCAGCATGGAGACAACGAGAAGCAGGCCGGGAGTCCATGCGCTATGACATTGCTGCAGAACGATTAGAGCAGGCGGGGATTACTGGCGAAATCTTTAAGTATGCCGATGACGTGGATCGCGCACAGGGACAATTCTCAATGCACGGTCTGGGAAGCCTATCGCGGATGGTGCAAGCGAACTGGGGGCGAAGAACTCGTGGCTTGCGTAAAAGCGATGAAATCGTGGAAGGGGAACTTCGAGCTTTAACTGAAAAGCACCTGAATCCGTTTGGAATAGGGGAATTCGGAACCGAGAGTTTCTATATCCCTAAATTCTTTCCCTCGTCACATGGGATCAATCAAGCGGTACGTAAAGCGAAGGATTCCGGCCTGCACGAGCAAGTCAGTGACCGTGCAAAAGAAAGTATTACGACAGCAGAGCAAATGGCTCTTTTTGAACCTGATTTTCGGGTTGTATTTACGCACGACATTGGTGCACGCCGAATGGGGATTGAAGCCTCAAAGATCATCAATGACGATGTGCTGAAAACGATGTCAGCACATGGGGGGAGCACTCCTATTGGGGCGGATGAGATTGCCGGAAGAATACAGGACCTAACTGCTCGCTCGAAGGATACGGCCCTTTTCCAGCACGGTGATATTAGTATACGGGCGCTGTACGACCGGTGGCGGTCATCGGCCCCCACACCCCTCATCCATGCAGCCGATGAGGTGGATGCCTTCTTGCAACGCAATGGCGTGATGGGTGAAGCCCCGGCATATACCGCCGATGAGCGGGCGCTCTTATCCCAGGCCGATGAGATCGCACGTCAAACGGAGGACATCGAGCGCTTCGCTAATATCATTAGCGACCAGCAGCCCGATCCGTCGGCTGTTGGGGATCTTTTTATCCGAAACGTATCGCCGCAGGATGCAGCGATTCTGGATCGGGCTGCGGAGTTGTGAAAAGCGCGAACCGTCTGGGACGAGACTTAAGGAGAGATGCGTAACATTCTGCTTAGCACGACCCGTCAGGGTGAAGATATTTATATACGCGGAAAAGGGAACAGCTTGCTGCTAAGTGGTGAGGAAGCCGAGGAGCTATCACGTGCTGCCGGACGAACGATGCCAGCAGCGGTAAGCAAGGAAGAAACATGGATTCTTCCGAAGCCAATAGCCCAGTCGTTGAATAAGTTCAACGACCCTCTTGAAATGACGGGTTTTCTTAAAGCCGTGGATTCTTTTAATGCCATCTGGAAGCCCACGGTTACGGTTTTCCCCCTGTTTGTCTCCTTCTTCACACGCAACGCGATTGGGCTGGTGCATAACCTGATGTTAAGCGGAATGGGTCCACGGGCCATCTACGGAAATGGTCTGCGGGCCGGACAGCTTATGAAAGGCGGCACATTTAACAAGCATGGCCGCATCACAATTGATTTATCGGACGAGGGGCATCGTCGCGTAGTTGCCCGCGCCAACAACGTAGAACCCGATATGGTGACCGAGGAGATGCTGCGAACCAGTGGGTCTCGTCGGGACTTCAGCCTGCAAGAAGCCTTACGCGAGATGTATCTCAATGGTGGACTTAATGTCGGATCGCGAGGAATACAGCCACTGGAACTGGGGGCAGCCGGACGGACAGGTGGATTTGCCGAAGCTGCGGCTTCGCTACGTGGAGAAGCCGCCTTTGGATCTATGGGGCCGACACCGGGGCCCGAAGCTGGCGTGGAAGCTTTTCGGGGGGCGCGTGGTGGAGTTGGCACGGCAGTAAGAAAGGCATATAGCGCAATTCGTGGTGAGGAGGCTGCTCGCCTGACTTCAATGGAACGCACGAAAGCGGCAATTGCGAATTATGGTCGGAGCATGACAGAGCAGCATGGATGGAATCCGTTCGGGTACGGGACGACAGCAAACCAGGCGATGGACAATCATGCCCGGTTAACGCACATCCTCTGGCGGCTCAAGCAGGGCGATGAGATTCCCGAAGCGTCTCGAAGCGCAGCCAAGTATGTCGGTGACTATACAGAACTCGGTGCGGCGACCACCCAGCTTGCCTCCGTGATTCCTTTCTTCCGATGGACCCGGTTCAACGTCCCCTTGCAGGTTGAAGGGCTCCTTACACGTCCGTATATAGGATCGAAACTGGCGTCGGTGACCGGGGATGAAGCGGTACAAGAGCAACTGGCGACTGAAGGGGCAACGCTCCCTGACTGGGTGCTGGATCGACACCACATTGTTATGGGTAAAACAAAGGAAGGCCGCTTGCAGATTATTCGCGGTCTTGGTCTACCTATCGAGGACTTGAACAAGCTGTTTTCACGAACAGGTTCAGAAACCTTTAAGAATATTCTGAGTGAGGCCACCCCGATTCTCCGCGTTCCCTTCGAGGGTCTAGCCCTTAATTACTCGTTCTTTACCGGCGAGCCTATTGATGACGACAGTGATCTCTACGGGTTTTATCGTCGGGGCTACGCATGGGCTACGGCACCGGGGATTTCACAGTCCCTGAATCAGTTTCTCCAGGTCAAACGAGAAGTGAACCCGGATACCGGGCGCGTGAGCTACCGTTCGGATAATCCGATGGGAATGTATGTCTGGGCATCCTTCTTCGGTCGGTTCTCACAAACACTCTCTAAGGTCATCGAGGGCGTCGAGAGCCGGGAAGAGGTTGGATTTGGCACGGCGGTTAGCCTGCTGACCGGGGTTAAGAACTCGGAAGTGTTCCCGGATCGGCCCCCGACAACATCTCTCGACGAAGCGCTTACCGCTTCGCCCTACCTCCAGAACTTGCACCGTGAGTATCAGCAAATCTCGATCTATCCCCAGTTTAATAATGCCGAGAAGAGTCGGCAGGCATCCCGTGGCATTGCCAGCATCAATCAGTTCCGCCGGGTACGGGAACTGGCTGTAGGGAGAAAAGTGCGGTGGGCGGAAGCTGCCCGGTTATACGGGGCGATGAGCGAATCGCACCGGGAAGAAGAACTGGCAGCCCGCATGGTGAAGTCCAGGGGTTGGAAGAGAGCCGGTCTAAAGCAGCGGACTGCTTTTAGAAAGCGACACCCCGCCTACGACCTGGCCCTGGCCCAGAATTTGACCGACCACGAAAAAAGTATTGCTCTTGACTCCGACGTATCGCCGTCGTAAGGGTTACACTACACAGGTATCTGCTAACCGAAGGAATCAATATGGCCGAAGACACTGCACCGCAGTCTTCCGCGACTTTCGGCGTTCCGACTGCAAAGGTACAGGAGGCGAAGGATATCGACCTCGAAGCTATTGGCCTTGAGCCAGTAGACGACGAGGACACTCCACCGCCTTCCGAGACCCCCGCACCGACACCGGAAGATCCATCGCCGGAGCCTGAAGCGTCAGTTGCCGAGCCAAGTGCCGACGACACACCTCCCGAACAGGAGGCTGAAACTTCCGGTCCCGTGAGCCGCGAGGAGCTTAACCGCATCCTTGGGGATCGCGAACGGGAGTGGCAGCGGCGCAAGGATCAGGAAGTGCATCGCGAGCGTGCTCGATTGCAGGGGGAATTGGATACGGTACGGCGACAGCAGGAGCAAGAACAGCTCCTGGCTCTGGACCCGTCATCGCTCCACGATCATGTCCACCAGCAGGCGCAGCAAGCCGCGCAGCCTTCGCTCGATCAAGTCACCCATGAGGTGACCCGCCGGATTTATAGTGAGGATGTTCTTGCCCCGATTCGCGCCCTGCCACAGTTCAGTGCGCTATCGGATGAAGACTTCCAATCGACCGTCCGGCAGGCGGTGGTCTCGTCTGACCGACCCGTATCCGATGTCATTAACTGGTTATACGACCAGGCCTATGACGCAGGGAAAACCGCTGTGGGAACAGCGACGGACGCTGCACGGCAAGCGGCGTCGGCCTCGAACATCAAGGCGCAAGACGCTCCAGCCGATGCTGGAGGTCAGGCTCCACGACCGCCCACCCTTGCTCAACTTCAAGAGCGGTACAACGACGATGAGGATGCGTTCAGCGATCTGGCTGCGCTTGAAAAAGCCGCCAAGTCTGAGGGCGTAGATCTCAGAAAATCTATCTTTGGATAATCAGGAAGGTTGAGTCTCTAAATGGCAATTAACTTAGCCAGTAACCTTACCGCGATTGCCAATAACTTTATTCTGGCTGCGAAGCTTACGGAGCGTGACAACACCGTCATGCGCCCGTTGATTCGCGTGATCCCCATGAAGAAGGGCGTCAACCAGATCGACCTGCCCAAGTTCGGTACAGTCTCCGTGGCTGCACTGACCGACGGCGTAGATCTGTCAACCCCGACATCCTTCACGCCCAGTTCCACGACGTTCACCGCCTCCGAGCGAGGTGCCATGATCGTTATTACGGACAAGGCGATGCGGGAATCACAGGATATGGTTGGGCAACTCGCATCACGAGAGCTTGGGCGAGCTTGGGGCTATGACCAAGACACCCAGTTGTTCTCGAACTTCGATTCGTTCTCCGCGTCCATTGGGGCTGCGGGGACGGAGATCACGGCCAAGTACATCCTCGCCGGTCACGCGCTGTTGCACGGCAATAGCACGCAGCCGATCCCGATGGATGGCAAGGTCAGCGCGGTACTGCACTCTTTCCAGGCATACGAGCTTCAGTCGAACCTCACCCTGCCCGGAACAAGCAACGTACCCACGGATCTCCAAAACGACCTCATTAAGCGGCTCTTCGTAGCTCGCATCTTTGAGGTCGATGTCTTCCAGTCCAAGGACATCACGGTTGATGGTTCAGACGACGCCAAGGGCGCGATGTTCCATCAGGACGCGATTGTTCTGGTCGAGCAGCAGGCCATGCGGGTCCGCCAGCAACGCGATGAGTCGTTGCGGGCTACCGAGTTCGTGCTGGTCGGTGACTGGGGTCATGGGATTTGGGAAAACGAGTGGGGTGTCGAGCTTCTGTTCGATGCAGCCACACCATCGGGTACCACCCACTAGGTTAGGAGGTAACTACCTATGTCTATTGGTGCACCTACATATCGTGACGCGAACATCGAGACGCTATCCGGGGGTAAAACTCTGACCGTCAACGATGCGTGGCACCAGACCCTCGATCCGGGGGGCGCAGGGCGCACAATCGTGCTGCCAGCGGAAGCCGCCGGACTAGAGGTCTATGTCAGTAACGCTGCTGATGCGTCGGAGGATCTGACCGTCAACAACGATGGT